CCCGCCGACGACCAGCGGCACCAGCCCAAATTTCATCCATAGCTTTGCCTCAGGCCTTGCGGCGCTGCCTTCCAACAGTATCGAAATCGGCTATCCCGATGTGCCGAATTTTGATGTTTGCACGGGCGTGCGCGCAGATACGCTGGAGATGGATTTCACGCCCACCGGTCCTGCGACCGCGACGATTGGACTGCTGGGCCAGGGATCGCTCCGCGGTGCGGCGAGTTCCGGCGGCACGCCAAGCGGCGCCGCCTTTACGGCCTTCAATAAGGCGCAGGGTTCCATCACGCGCGCTGGTGCGGCGCTGGCGCAAGTGACCGGCGCGCGGCTCAGTTTTTCGAATGGGATGGAGACGGTGCGCACCATCCGCGCTGACCGGAAGGTTGAGGGTGTGGATCCCGGCATTGCACGCTGCACCGGGCAAATCACGGTACGGTTTGAGAATACGGTGCTGCTGGCGCAGGCGCAGGGCGGCACGCCGGCAGAATTCGCCATGGCCTTCACGATGGACGCCAATCGCAGCCTGACGATCACGCTGCATGAGGTTTATCTGGCGCTGGCCAAGACGCCGATCGAAGGGCCGGCGGGGGTGGAGGCAAGCTTTGATTTCAGGGCGGCGTTCAACGCGACGGCGGGGCGGATGATGACGGTGGTGTTGAGGAACCAGCAGGCGGGGGCGGAGTATGCGTGATGTCCGGTCGGCCGAGCAGGCCGGCTTCGGGGACAACTCGGACGTTGGCGATAGATGCTGCAGATTAGTTGTTTGCGCTCAAACTTGCCCTTCAGGTCTGAATGTCGCTCATCCGAAGGCGGACGTTGGGATTTGAAGGTCTTGGACCATAGTTGCGTCAGACAGGGACTTTTGGATCGAGTCGCACAGTGGACAATCAGTGCGGCTTTGGTTGGAGAGTTGTGGGCGAGGCGAGACGTTCTCAGGAGGTCACGGCCGCTGCGGGATCCCCTTAGTCCTTCAGCACACCCAACGCGAGTTTTGCGTCGATTAGACTGAGGATTTCCGCGAAGGTGCGTCCAACGGTCGGGGGCGTCGCTCCGAGCCGGTCTGCATACGCACGATGAGCCGCCACGCGGCCACGGATATCGGGGTGCCGATATGCGAACGCCGCCTTCTCCGGCGTATCCCAGCCCCGGCGAATTGCGATCGGTAGGATCTCCAGCACCGCCGGATTTACGGCTTCAACTGCCAGCGCCGTCAGCTTCTCCTTCACGAGTTCGGCGACGGCGGCCGCGATCAAGTAGAGGCGCCGATTGGCGAGCTTGAGCACCAAGTCGCGGCTCCGAGCACAGGCATCGACATCAGCAGCGGCCACGCCCAGGGCGATCTCAATCCGGTCGAATGGCTCGCCTGTCACCCAAGCGCGCAACCCAGCCTTTAGGCGTCCGAACTCGGCGATTGTCAGAGCGGGGCCAGACTTTGTGCCGCGGCAGACCGCTTTCACGGTGTCGGCGTCCTGGCCCATCAGCGCCTCGAGGAGAACTGGTTCGGCAGCAAACTGGTCGACAATCCAATCGCACCATTCTTGAATGGTGGACGGCATCGCCTCAGTCTGTGCGTCAAGGATCAGGCTAAGGGCCTGTAGAGCCGGCGCGTTCAATCCGGTGAACGCCGCGACGCGGGCTACGCCAGGACTGAGTTCCTCCGCCTCCGCCATGAGCGCTGTCCGGAGGGCCACAAGCTTAGCCTCGAAGTCCTGGTCGCGGAGCTTTGCCTGATAACCCCCGAGCGATCTGCGGACCATCTCCACAGCGGCATCCACGGCAGTGTCATCAGGCTCACCCGCCTTTAGCCGGCTCATGAAGTACCGAGCCTCGGCGGAGAGCGTACCTCCAATCTGGATTTGGTCGAGGATCGGGTCCATGGGATCGTCGATCCGCACACACTGATCGTTGGCAGGAAGGATCGACCTTAGGGCAGTGAAAGCCTCGTCCGAAGCCGCCGCGGCCGTGAAGCCCACCACCGGCTCCGGCACCAGCAACACCAAGCCATTGGCCAGATGGCCAGCACGGCCCGCGCGGCCCGCGGCGTTCAGCAGCTCGTGCTGCTTTAGCGCCTGCCGTGTCTTGTTCTCGTTGCGGATGTTGCCGGCTAGAATAGCAACTTGGGCCGGCAGGTTCATGCCCTGCGCCAGGGTTGGGGTGGCGACAATGACGCGGGCGCCGTCGGCCCGCTGGAACAGGGACTCCGCCAGGCGTCGTTCCGGCGCGAGCATGTCGCCGTTGTGGGGGATCGCTCCGGCCTTCGTGTTCACCAAAGACCGTCCCGTGGGGCCGAGCTCGACGGCGATCTCCTGTTGGTAGGTCAACTCGTCTGCGGAGAGATTTCCGACGGCCGGCAACTTGGGAGCGAGACCTTTAGCGGTCGAGCAGGCGTAGTCGGCCTGCTGTACAAAGATAATCGTCTTCAGGCCTGCGCCGGCTGTGCGCGCAGCTATCGCCGCGGAAACCTTGTTAGCGTTCGCCGTGGGTCCGTCTCTCCCAACCGCGACCCGTACTGGGTCCGGCAGGAGCCTTGTGAGCGCGGTGTCCTGCGCCTGATCGCTGTTCCAGTTGTTCTGCAGCCCAAATAAAGCGTGCGCCGGGACTTCCAGAGGTGGCTTCCTGGGTTTCCGGCCCCACCTCTTCGATCGCGCGTAGCTGGAGAGCGCGTCGAGCGGCGCCTTCGGATAAACAATTACGCCGCGCGCTTGGCGGCTGGGTTTCCACGGATCGTGATAGTATCGCGCATCACCCGGAAGCAGGGTCGTGAGCCAGGCGGCAAGCTCCTCGCCGTTGGTCAGCATGGCCGACAGAAGTAGAAAGTCGGCCTTAGGAGCCCTCTTCGCCGCGTGCATTAGGCACAGCATCGAATCGAGACTGCGGTTCCCCCCGCCAACGGGACTGAGGATGTGGCACTCGTCCAAAATGATGAGCCCAACCTCGGACACGTCGGCGTCCGCGAAGCCTAGTGTCGCCAGCAGACGCTCCGGGGTCATCACCTCGATGTCACCCAGTTCTGGACCACTGGTGAGGACGGAGAGGTCGCCATCCGTCGACACCGCAACGCTTCCGAGGTCATCGGGAAAGCTCCTCGCAAGGTCGTCCCTGAGTTGGTCGACTAGGGCCAATGTCGGCACGAGGAAGATGACTTTGCGACCTGCAGCCAGGGTGGCGGCGATCTTGAGTTCCGACACGGTGGTCTTGCCTGCGCCGGTAGGGAGCACCAGTACCGCGGAACGCCCAGCGTCGAGCAGTCCATCATCGATGGCTGGCCGATGGTTGGGCCAGATAGTCGGCTTCGACCTCGCGCGATTGCGAATCCACCTTCTCCAGACCTCCGGTTTGGCACCAGCCGGAACCGGTAAAACCGCCAAACTCGACCCCATCAGCCCCTCCGCCACATCGCGCAGCAGACGCGCAAGATGGCGTGGCCCTGTGAAGGCCGAGGTCATCGCGCCACCATCCCCCGGAACCGCTAGATCGCCGATCGCCAACGCCTCGACGCTCCGGAACGTGGCCTGGGCGGTATCACCACGCCGGAAGGCGGTCTGCGGCGCGGCTTGGTCCAACGCCAAGGCTGCTATTTGGACCAAGCCGGACCAGCACAGGCCATAGAGCGCCTGGGTGGCCTGCAACTCAAGCGGAGCCGCGGCGCTTGACCTCAGCTGCCGCAGCCGCTGCGCGCGCGCGAGGATGGCCTCGAACCGTTCAGCGCTCAGATCGGCGATCGATTCGAGCAGTGCGGTCAGTACGAGGTCTTCAGCAGCCAAGCCCTGCAAGCGGAGGCCAGCTTCACGCGCATCGGGACTTTGCCCGGCGATGATGAAGAGGAGCGGTGCCGCCAAGGCCGGGTGGATCGCGTTCGCTGTCAGCATGTCGTCGCCCGCGAAGCCCCGGCGCGTGTCGATGCGCCCAACGATCTGGTAGGCGGTGGCTGCGACGAATGCTGCCGCACGCCGGTCCGCAGCATTACGCGCAGTGTCGGTGATGGCCTCGTAGACCGCCGCCACGCGCAGCAAACGGTCGAGGTCCGGAGCTCGTTCGACAGCCGCGTCTGGGTCGGTGGCCCGCAGTCTAAGAGCTACCAGCTCCGCATAGATCCGAGTGAGCTCCTGCGGCAGGATATCGGGATTGACCCCCTCGACCGCTGGTGCCGAGCGGATCAAAGCGGCGGTCCCGGCGTCAAACATTGAACGCCTCGATCTTGGCCCAGACCGCCGCGGCGAACGCCTCGAACCACGCGCGCATGTCGTCCAGCGGGAAAGTGTCGCCGAACCGCGCATCCAGGGCCACAGCCAGACAGTCGTAACCCTTGAAGACCTTCTTGCATTTCCCCTGCGGAAAGGTAGCGGGGCTCACCGTCAGGGCCGCGCGAAATGCAATTGGGCGCGGCGCGAGGGCGAGACGCGCGTAGGCACGATTGTGCTCGGCGTCCGTTAGGTTGAAGCGGGCCAAGAGTCCGATCGCGATCTGGAGCAACTCATCATCTCGTGTGCCGGTGATCCAATCCGTGAACGCCGGCAGCACCTCATCGCGGAACTTGTCCCGTGGTTTGTCGGAGCATTTCTGCTCATAGACGGTGACTTTCTCGAGCTCTCGCGCCCCGGGATCGAAGACGACCTTGACCGAATCCGCGCCCTGGTTTGTGGCCCTACGATGTGGATCAGAGAGCACCTCGTTCGGCGCAGAACCTCTCCGCGCGATGATCCAGCAGATGGTTTCGAACAGCAGGCCGTCCCGGTGCCAAGTGTCCTTGCCCTCCTCAAGCAGCAAGCTACTTTTCAGGCGAGCCTTCATGGCCGCACTGGTTACGATCGGCCCGATCTCCGCCCCTTCCAAGATTCCCGCGACGAGTTTTGCCCTGCCGACCATCACCACCGCCACTAGGTCCGCGAGCGCGTCGAAGTCGTCGACGTGCCATTGCTCGCCGCCGCACAGGCCCTCGACACTGAGGTAAACAGTGGAAATAGGAATGGACTTGGCCCCCCACCGTGGATCTATCATGGCTGAGAAGCACGTATGCAAGCTTTGGTCGAGCTTCGCGCTAGGTGCATCAGCAACTTGGACTTGCTCCGCGCAAATGGTCGGCCTGAGCCCTTGCGCGCTCGCCTTTACCGCTCCGGCATGAGCGGGTCAGCTTCAAGAATCATCCAAACGGAGAATCACATGCTCACCCTCGACCTACCAGTCGAGCCCTATTGGCTCGCCCTCCCGCGCGGCGTCCGCGTGGAAATCCGCCCGGTCACCACCGCCGTGATGGCCGCCGCCCAGGCAGCCTCCGCCCGCCGCCTCAGCGCGCTGCGTGCGGCAGAACCAGACCTCGACCCCGACATGGCCCGCGGCCTCGCCTTCGCCTATCTGGTCAAGGCCCTCGCTCGCCACGCCATCCTCGCCTGGGAGGGCATCGGCGACACCTCCGGCAAGCCTCTCCCGCTTTCCCCCGATGCGGTGGAACGCCTGATGGACCTGGATGACATCGCCGCCGCCTTCTGGGACCGCGCAACCTCACCCGCCGCTGCCGTGGCCACCGAGGGAAACGCCTAAGGGCCCGCGCCGCATGGCATTTCGGCAGCGGGCCCGAATATTGTCGCGGCTGCGCGGCCATCGCGCGCGATTGCGCCGATAGCTGCCCCTACACGCAACACGCACCGCTCAGCGTCGAGGCTCATGCCTGCTGGGCCGCCGGCACCGCCTGCGCTGAGGCCGGCATGGCCGGTATGACGCTCAACATCGCCAATGCGCTTGTCGCCGCGCGCGATCTCGGCGCGCAGGGCTGGGCCGCTTCGGAAATGTTGATGGCAATGCGTATCGGCATGGCGGAAGGCATCGCCACACGCGGCAGGGAGGAAACGCCCCATGGCTGACGCCACCCGCCGCGTCTCGGTGCGCCTGTCCTTGGACGACGCCGCGCGCGTAAAACAGGAATTGCGTGAGGTCGGTGAAACCGGCCAACGCTCCCTCGCGCGCATTCAGGGCGGGGCGGAACGTGCGTCCCGCGCGCTGGATTTGCTGGATATCGCCGTGCGCGGCGTGCAGATCGCGGGCCTCGCCGCCGGGCTGCGCGCGGTGGTGGTGGCCGGCGATGCGCTGACGCAATCCATGGGGCGGCTCAATACCGCGCTCGGTTCGGTGGAACGCGCCGGGGAGATCTATGACAGGCTCTATCAGGATAGCCTGCAAACCGGCGTCGCGGTGCGTGAAAGCGTGGATGCCTTCGCTCGGTTTTCCATCGCCGCGCGGGAAATTGGTGCCACTTCGGATCAGGTCGCAACGCTCGTCGGCGGCTTGCAGCGCATCGCCATCGCCTCGGGCGCTTCGCAACAGGAAATCTCCGCCGCCACCCAGCAGCTTGCCCAGGCCCTGGCATCGGGCACGCTGCAAGGCGATGAACTGCGTTCCATCTTGGAAGGCCTGCCCACCCTCGCGCAGGCGCTGGCGCGCGAGCTGGGCGTTTCCATCGGTGAACTCCGCAAGCTTGGCTCCGAAGGCAAGCTCACCGCCGATACGGTATTCCCCGCGCTGCTGGGTGCCGTTGAAAAGCTGAATGGCGAATTTGAACGCGCGCCGCTTTCTGTGGGGCGCGCCTTTGGGCAGCTCACCGTTGCGACGGATCAATTCCTCGCCCGGCTGGATCAAGCCATCGGCCTTTCCAATACGCTGGCCCAGGCGCTATCCGGCGCGGCGCGCGTGCTGGATGGCGTGCGACGCGGCTCTGGCCTTTTGCTGCCAACCGAGCAGGAGGCCGCGCGCCGGGCAGAGGCTACGGCACTGCGCGCGCAAATCGCCCGGCTTGAGGCTGAAATCGAAGGCCAAAGCCTGCCCACCGAACCACGGCGCGGCACCATCCGCAGCGGCCTGGTCGGCACCGCGCAGCAACAGGCCGGGGTGGATCGCGCCGCCCGGCTGGAGGAATTGCGTCGGCAATATCAGGAACTCGCGGAGGAAATCACGCGCGGTGAACAGGCCTCCGGCGAACGGCAGCAGCGCGAGGCGGAAAGCGCCGCCGCCCAGGCCGCCGATGCGCGTCGCCGCCGCACAGCCGCGGATGCCGAGGAATTGCGCCGCGCGCTCGATGACCGCTTTCGCATCAATAGCGAATATGAGGACCGCGTCCGCCGCCTGCGTGAGGCTGAGGCCGCCGGTGGCATCACCGCCGCCGATCGCAGCCGGCTTGAAACCCTGGCTTTGCAAGAACGTGATGAGGCGCTGCGCCGCATTGAAGGCACCACCCGCCGTGTTGCCGCCATCCCGCCCGCCGATCGCGCGGCAGAACGCGAGTTGAATGACCTGCTGCGCGAACGCGAAAGGCTGATCCTGGACAATGAGAATGCCTATGAACGCTATCAGCGCCGCCTGGAACGGCTGGGAGATTTGGCGGAGCGTGCCGAGCGCGCTGGCAGGCCGATCCCAACCGAGACCATCGCCCGCGAAGGCGAACGCGCGCTGAACGAATTGGAGGAGGCCGAGCAGCGCATCAAGCGCAGCACGGAAAATACGCGCGACGCAGCGCGGGAATTGGGCTTTGCCTTTTCCTCGGCCTTTGAGGACGCGATTGTGCGCGGCGCCAGGCTGTCTGAAGTGCTCAAGGGCCTATTGCAGGACATGACGCGCATCATCGCCCGGCGCACCATTACTGAGCCTTTGGGCAATGCGGCCTCGGCCGGGCTGTCCAGCATTGGTGCGGGGAATTGGCTGAATGATATCGGCACCGCCATTGGTGGCTTGTTTCGCGCCGAGGGTGGCCCGGTGTCGGCGGGACAGCCCTATATCGTTGGCGAACGCGGCCCGGAATGGTTTGTGCCGAACCAGGCCGGCACGGTGCTGCCCAATGGCAGCGCGCCAGCCGGCACCACCATCAATACCTCCATCGCCATTGATGCGCGCGGCGCGGATGCGGGGGTTGAGGCGCGGCTGCGGATTTTGGCAGGGCAGATTGCGCGGCAGTCATCAAGCATGACGCTGGATGCCATTCGCCGGGGTGGCAGCGCTTATGAAACAGTGCGGGGGTAACAGCCATGGTTGAATACACCTGGCCCGAGGCGCTGCGCCCAACGCGGCTGACATTCTATTTGCAGCACAACACCACGCGCTTTGTCTCGCCCATCACGCGCCAGGCGCAGGTGCTGCGGCGCGAAGGCGCGCGCTGGGTGGCGCAGGCAAGTTTTGAACCGCTGGATCGCAGGCGCGGTGGTATTCTGGAAGGCTTGCTGGCGGCGCTTGCGGGCTCGCTGAATACGGTCAGGATCTATGATTGGCGGCGGGAATTTCGCAGTGGCGATCCGCGCAGCCAGGGGCAAGTGCCAAGTGGGCCATTCTCCTTTAACGACGCGACGATCTTTACCGATGGCACCGGCTTTGTGGTGGGCTCGGGTAATCCGGCGTTGGCGGCGGGCGCGCCGCGCGGTGCGCTCTCGATCCAGACGCAGGGTTGGTATCCGAATGCGCTGGCGATCGGTGCGGGGGACATGATCGGCCTTGCCGGACGGCTTTATATCGCGACCGAGGCCATCACCGCCTCCGGCACTGGCACCGCGACCATTCCGATCGCGCCACCCTTGCGCGAGGCATTGCTGGTGAACCAGCCGCTGGTGCTGACGAGGCCCAGCGTGCCGATGCGGTTGGTATCGGATGATGAGGCCGCGAACCCAACCCGCCCGGGCGGCTTTACCGCCATCACCATCCGGCTTGAGGAGGCGTTGTAATGTCCGGCAGCAATCCATCGCCGCGCCTCACGCCGGCTGCCATTGCCGCTGCGGCGTCGCCCGTCGCAGCCCCGGTGGTGCTGGTGGAGCTTGATTTCGCCTCGGGCTTTTTTCGCGCCTGGACGGGGATTGGGCCATTGCATTGGGCGGGGAAGGTGTTTGAGGGGCTCGGCGCCATCGGTGCTGTCAGCGAGATTGAGGAGACAGTGGAATTACGCGCTGTGCGGCTGACGCTCTCGCTTTCGCCCGTGCCGCAGGAGGTCGTGGATATTGCGCTGGCGGAGCGCAGCTTTCGGCTCCGTCCGGCGAGGCTATGGGGCGTGCTGCTGGATGCCGAGGGAGCTTTTGTCGCTGATCCATTCCCGCTTTGGGCTGGGCTGATGGATGTCATGGAAGTGACGGATGGCGCGGAGGCGCGGATTTCGCTGACTTGCGAAAGCCGCCTGGTAGATCTCGAACGCGCCGAGGTGCGTCGCTACACGGATGCGGACCAGCAGGCGGAATATCAGGGCGACAGGTTCTTTGAATATGTGCCCGCCTTGCAGGAAGCAGAAATCCGCCTGCCAGCGCAGTGATGCGGCGAAAAGATTGGGCGGTGCGGCTGGCGGCGCTGCTGTCGGCGGCGGAAGCGCGTCCATTCGATGCGCGACATTGGAATTGCGCCAGCTTCGCGCTTGCCGCTGTCGAGGCTGTCACCGGCCATAAGCCCTGCGTTCTTGTGCTGCCATCGCTTGAAGCCTCTGCCGATAGCGCTGGCTTTCCACGTATCGCGCCCGCCTATGCGCGCGCGGGCGAAATCGTCCTGGCCGGCGATGCGCCGCGCCTGGGCGTGGTGGTCGAAGCAGGCCGCGCTGCCTTTGTTGGGCCACGCGGCCTGACCACCGCAGCCATTACGGAATGCAGCATAGCCTGGAGGATCGGCTGAATGCCCGTCGCCATCCCGATCATCGCCGTCGCCGTTGGTGCGGTGGCCTCAGCCGCAGTCGGTGGCGGAATCATCGGCGCCTTGGTGGGTGCTGGCACTGCCTTTGCCATTACCAGCGTTGGCGGTTCGGTCTTTCCCTCACGCCCGCCCTCATCCCCCGCTATTCCCAGCCGCGCGGTCGATAATACCACCGCCCCCGGCGCGGGGCGCACGCAATCCTTTCGGCAACCTCTGACGGAACATCAACTCGTCTTTGGCCGCATCAAGGTGGGCGGGCCCATGGTGTTCATCCATTCCGCGACCGATGATCAGGGTCGCGCCGATGGGTATTTCTACGCCGTCATCGTGCTCGCCGCGCATCGTGTGCAATCCATTGGCGATGTCTGGCTCGGCGATACGCTGGCGACCGATGCGAAGTTTGCCGGCTTGGTGCGGATTGATCGCCATTTGGGCGCGGCGGATCAGGTGGCGAATGCAAATCTGATCGCCGAGACCGGCGGCAAATGGACCGCCAACCATCGTGGCTGCGGGCGTGCCTATGTCGCGGTGCGCCTAAAGATCACCGCCCAGGCCTTTCCCTCCGGCCCGCCCAACATCGCAGCCCTGGTGCAGGGCGCGAATACCATTTTGGACCCGCGCAGCAATACGACAGGATGGTCGGACAATCCGGCGCTTTGCCTTGCCTGGTACCTGACGGCCCCCTTTGGCTGGAAGGCATCCTGGGATGATATCGACATCCCCGCTTTGATCGCTGCTGCCAATATCTGTGATGAGCTGATCGGCACGCGCGCCGGCGTTTATGAAAAGCGCTATACGGTCAATGGCCGTGTCTCGCTTGGTGAGGGAAAGATCGCCATCACCCGCAAGCTTGTCGCCGCCATGGCGGGTGCGCTGGTGGTCTCGGGCGGGCGGTTTTTTATCCATGCGGGTGGCCCCGCGCTGCCTGTCACGACGCTCAATGCCAATGCGCTGCGCGGTGATGTCACCATCCAGGGCAGCCGGCCGCGCAGGGATCTCTTTAACGGCGTGCGCGCGGTCTATGTGGACCCGGCCAAGAACTGGCAACCAACCGATGCGCCGCCGCTGCTCGCCGCGAATTACGTGGCCGAGGATGGGGGTGAGGCAATCTATCGCAGCATGGAATTTCCGTTGACCACCTCGGTCGCGACCGTGCAGCGCATCATGAAGGCTGAATTGGAACGCAATCGCCGCCAGCGCGAGGTGGCCTTTCCGGCAAATCTTTCTGCGTTGCGGCTGCGTCCATGGGATAGCGTGACGCTGGCGCTTGATCGGCTGGGGCCCTTTCCGGCGCGAGTGACGGGCTGGCGGCTGGCACCCGATGGTGGCGTGGATTTGACCTTGGCTGAGGAAGACCCCGCGATTTGGGATTGGGACCCGGCGGTGGATGAACGCGCGACGGGCGATAGCCCATCGGTGGTGCTGCCCAACCCGGGCGTAATTGCCGCGCCGGCGACGATCAGCGTGGAAACACCGGCGGGCAGTGCTTTCACCGCGCTCAGCCTTTCCTGGGCGGCGGTCGGCAGTGCGTATTTGTCCGGCTATGAACTGGAATTCCGTCCCGCCTCTGTGGCCGCCTGGCAGGGTTATGGCGGGGCGCTGAGTGCCACCGCGGCATCCATCGCCACCGGTGAGCCGACGGCGTTCAGGCTGCGCGCCGTGGCCCGCAGTGGCGCGGTATCCGGCTGGCAGGAGGCTGCCATTCCTGGCGGCATCACCGCAGCAGCAGCGCTTGGCATTGCGGGTGGTGTGCGGCTTTCCGGGATCATGCCGCCAGAGGTCACGCGCTTGCAGGTGTTTGAGGGTGAGACTGCCAATCTTGCCCAAGCCACAAAGCTGGTCGCCGAGCCCACCGCGCTGCCCTGGGATCGGCTAGGGCTGAATGCCGCCGATGCGCGCTGGTATTGGCTGCGCTCTGTCTCGGCCGAGGGTAATGTCTCCGCGCTGATCGGGCCGGTCACCGCTACCGCAATCTAGGGGCGCTGCCATGGCCGCACGCATCGATGATCTACTGGTGCTGGGGCAGAATATCTCCAAGACTGATCTGGCGAAGTATCTGCGCGACCGCGAAGCGGTGCTACCCTTTGACTTCGGCGGGCTTGGTGATGGCGCGGCGAATGATCGCGCGGCCATCCAGGCGTGTTTTGATCGTGCGGCGGCAGACAAGAAATTCGCAGTGATCCCGCCCGGCACCTGGCGCGTGGATGCTGGCGTCACGCTGGGCGGCGGCGCGCGCGGGCTGATCATGCAGGGCGTCATTCAATACACCGGGGCGACCAATGCACCCGCGACCGTGCTGACGCTGGGTGATGGCGGCACCACGCGCAATGGGGAAAAGCTCTATCTCGGCCTGCAAGTGACGCGGCAGATCCAATCCGACTGGCTGAGCGAGGATGATATCGGCATCCTGGCATGCAATCTTGATTCCTCGTTGATTGATCTGCGCCTGGTATCCGGGTTCGCCATCGGGCTGCGCACACTGGGCGACGGGCGCGGCTTTGAGGACACCACGCTGCTCCTGGGCCGCATTCTGAACAACCGCTATGGCATTGATGCGCATGCCGCGACTGCCACGGCCTGGAATACCTCCATCCGATATTACGGCGGGCATTTCGCCTGTGGCACGGGTATCAATCCCGCGCTGGACCGCTTTGGCGTGCGGTTTTCGCGCGGCGCTGCGGATGCCTATAACAATCACAATCGTCATGTCTTTGACGCGCCGAATTTCGAGCTGCGGCAGCTTGATCCCAATATCGCTATTCCGTTTTTGAATGAGACGAATGGCACCGCCATCATCGCGCGCAATATGCGGATGGAGGGGTGTTCCCCCTTTGCCGCGCGGCACACCGCCGCTGCGACCGATTGCGAATATGACATCGCCTGGGCGCAGAGCTATGCGATCGGGGTGGATTACACACCCAGCGCGACCCGTGCGGGCAATGCGGTATTCAACCGCCACCGCGCACCGGCATCGCGCCTGACCAGGCTGCTCGCCAATATCCCGAATATCCGTGCGGCAGCCTTTTGGCATAGCGGCACCGAGATTGGTGTCGAAGGCGCCTGCATTATGGCCACTTCCACCACCGCCGAGACCACCATGGCGGCGCTTTCCTGGAATGGGTTGAACGGCATCACCCCCACCGCGCGCGGCCTGCTGCTGAACCCCAATCGCGGGGTTGGGTTTGTCGTGCAGACCACGCATGCCAAGGAATTTGCGTTGGCGCATTGGCTGGTGGGGGGCGCCGATGGCGGACGGCTTTGTCTACGCTGCTTTAATGGCGCCGGCATTGTGCGCGAGAACATCGCCGGCGATGCGCTGGCATCCGGCACGACGCTGCAATGGGCGCCGACCTCCAAAACCTGGCAGGCGGGGGCAGTGATGCAGGAGAGCGACCTCAATCGCCGCCAGACGTTACGCTTGGGGCCGGAGGTTGCCTTTGCGCAAATCGGGATCATTGGCTTTGACGGGCAGATCGAATTGGAAGCGCTGCGCCTTTACGGCCTGCCCGAAGATGCGCCGGCGGTGCTCTATGGCTGCCCGGCGCTGCCCGCGGGCACGCGTACACTGGTGATGGCGAGCGGCATCAGTTGGGATTTGCCGAACCTTGGCCCAGGCGCAGTGGCGAATGCGGATGTGACGGTGCCCGGCGCGCGGCGCGGGGATTTCGCCGATGCATCGCTCGATACCAGCAGCATCGCTTTTATTCTGGATTGCCATGTCTGGTCCAACGACAAGGTGCGCATCACAGCACGGAATGTCAGCCTTTCCACGGTGGATCTGCCTGCGGCGGCCCTGCATGTGCAGGTGGTGAAGCGAAGGGTGGGGTGAAGAACGGGGATGCGATGAACGCGCCCGGCGAAGACGCCGCCATAAGCCGGGACAGTCTGCCGTTAGCGTCGCGGGGGTTCAGGATGGTGGAGAGGGTGTGAAGGGGGGCAGTTGGATAGCGTTACCGCTTGATGCATCACCAAAACGCAGCCTAACCTTAGTCTTCGATGGGCCAAGTCCTCGGTTATGAGCCCCTCCGCTCGGTCTCAGATGATTTGACGACGGAAAGGGTTGGAGGATCTCTACGTCGAGCCAGAGGTCGTACGGAAGAGTATGAACGGCAAAAAGAATGCGAGGGCGGAAATGAGCATCATGCAGCAGTCGAGCAAGGCCCAAGACAGAACCCTTGGCGTTTGGTTTCAGAACATTCAGCATGGCATGGTCAAGTTGCCACGTTTTCAGCGCTTTGAGGCTTGGGATCGAGGGCGAATCGCCAGCTTTCTTAACACCATCATCAACAATCTGCCTGTGGGCGTGACCTTGGCACTTGAAGTCGCCGGGCAGGAAAAATTCGGGTCGCGTTTCATCGTAAGCTCAGAGCCCGTCACACCAGGCACCGTGACTCAGCACTTGTTGGATGGCCAGCAAAGGCTGACGGCGTTCTGGCGTTCGATGCATAACAACTACGAGTGGGAGACCTTTTTCGTCTACTTGCCGCAGTTTGACCGCGGGGAAAGCAAGTCTGGCTCCGAGATGGAAATCCGTTGCATTCCGCGCTGGGTAAATAAGAATCAGCTGCGTATGCCGCGCTGGGCAGAGGAACCGGCCCAGTGTTTCAGGCGCGGTTTGCTGCCCGTCTCGCTACTTCGACCTGGCGACATTTCGACTGAAATCGACATGTGGCTGAATGATGCAACCAAACCACTGGAACCGGCGGATACCGACCCTGACGCACTGGCCAAATACAAGGCGTACACGGCTACACGCGACAAGATTAAAGCGGAGATCACCATCCTGCGCGAACGCGTAACGCACTTCAATCTGCCATATCTATCGTTACCGGCCGATACCAGTAAGGATGTGGCATTGCAGGTGTTCATTAATATGAACACCAATAGCAAGCCTCTGTCGCTCTACGACATCATCGTGGCTGAGGTAGAAAGCGTGGCAGAGAAGTCGCTCCACGCACTTGAGGCCAGCCTGACGCATAAATGCCCGACGGCTGGACGCTACGGCAATGTTGCCGATCTCATTCTATCCACCTCGGCGTTGCTGCAGGAGAAACTGCCTAATACGCGCGGTATGATAGAAATGGACAAAAAGCAGTTGCTGGACAATTGGCCGAAGCTCGAGAGTGGGCTTGAGCGCATGGCATCGTTCTTGGACGGCCAGCGCATATTCGACGAGGCGCGATTGCCGACCAATGCAGTTTTAGCGGTGATCGCGGCTGCCTATGAGTTGATTCCGGATCACGGCGATTTCCTTGCCAAGGCGGAGAAGCTTCTGCGCCGCTACTTGTGGTCTGCCTTTTTCACCGACCGCTATGAAAACACGGCGGCGTCGCGCGCGTTTGCCGACTTTAAGGCTATCAAGGCGTTGTTGAAAAATCCGAGCTTTTCCGATGCCGATTTAACGGTGGTGCCTGCGCTGAATCGCTCTGAGTTTCCGCTGGCCGATGTAGACTCATTGTTGACAGCCGGCTGGCCAAAGGCGGCAGGTATAGAAGCTCGCGCGATCTTGGCGGTAACGACCTATCTGGGCGCGATCGATTTTGCGGACCACAAGAGCGCGAACTACGATAGCATTCAAAAGCGTGAGTATCACCACGTCTTTCCAGATGCCTTGCTCTCAGAAGCTGGAATATCCAGCTATTTGGCACTGAACTGCGCACTCATCACCTGGAAGACCAACCGCATGATTGGGCGCAAGGATCCGCTGGAATATCTGAAAGAACGTGTTCAATGGGCGGATGCTGACGTTGTTCGAGAGCGCTTGAAATCCCACTTGATTTCATTCGATTTGCTATCCAAGGCTCATTATGCAGGCATGGAAGAAGCGGCGTTTAAGCAAAAGCTTACAGCAGATTTCAGCGAATTCTTGCGTGATCGCGCCAAATTGGTTGTCGCAGCGATGACTTCCCTCACCGAGGGAAACAGCGTCACACTCGAGGCCTTGTGGTCCATGCATGCCGCGAAAAGCATAAATAACGCCTAGGCTACAGCATGAGCGTTATTGGTATACGATCAGAACATTTACATCCCTTCTGCCAGATTTATGCGTCGAGTATTTCAAAACAAGCTCGAGGATCTATTACAAGGTTGTCGCGGACTATATGGCTTTCTACGTTGGATTTGCCTGCGGCGGCGCTGCATGTGCAAGTGGTGAAAAGGTGAGTGGGGTGAGGCGGCGGGGTACGTGACAAGCCAGAAGAGAGACTGGCAAATCTGCGGACAACAGAGGTCTGAGAGGCTTACTTCAAATGCGTTCGCAGTCAGGAGATTATCGTAGGTGCACATACAGTAGGTGTACACTCCATTACAATTTTTTCCATACGCTTAAATATTCATCAGCCATAAGATCTATGGCATTATCGATCTTAACGTACGGAAAATTGCACTTCTTCGCAAAGGCCGCAGAAAATATAGACTCCATCGTTTTGGCATGCGTGTCGAAACTAGTGATACGGTATAAGAAATACAAAAAATCCAGGCGATTTCCGTGAATGTTCCTCACTTGTGCAAGGACGCTTCTTATATCCATGGGCTTTTTTAGAGTTTCCCATGATTGATGGGCAGGCTCAATGTCTGCCTTAAAGGGTAAATCAGGGTCTTTATAAAGCTTCGCGTATTCTAATTTGAATCCATCAAGATACTCGTCAAACCGCGTGTTCCACGACGATTTAGTGTTTCCCTCAAAAATATAAATAATCCAGAAAAAATTCTCTAGTAGAGAACGTATCAGTATATGAGCCATCCTTCGTTCATCTAAATTGTTAGATACATTTGGGAAGGACCTGAGGATAGTCCCACCAATTGACATGAACCTCTTGAATTCATCTATGGCGAAGGACTCGGCCAAGCCTTGGGGAGCATGGCTACTAATCTTTGGAAACGCGTTTTGAAAATCCTGAAAATTCATCTAAGCCTCCTTTGCTTATGTCTCAATCTGCTGAAGTTGCCCTATCACACTCAACCCGCAATTCTTGGATCACCTGAGGTCAGCGTTTTCGGCCAGCAAAATTTCTAACCAGTCACCTTCATAATGGCGGCCAGCCCGGGCGCACAAGGCCGCATCGAAAGGAACAGCAGCCCGCTTCGTCATTCGGTCTGATCTCCCCGTATCAGATCATCAGCACTGACTTCCAGCCAGCCCAGGAGCTCTGCTGAGAATGAGGTTCCCGGCGCCAATAGGCCACGATGGTGGAGCTCCCGTTCCAGCGCCGGTTCGGCATACGCGGCCAGGAAGCGCCGACGCTCAGCCAAGTCTAGGAAGCCATCCGCTGGCGGTCGTTCAAGCATCCGTTCGGGCAATCGTTCCATGCCCACCAACCGGGTACCGCCTGGGTTTATCGCAAGCGTGAGCACCTGCGTCTTTCGGTCTCCCTGCGTCGTGGCCCCTTCGAACAGCCACCAGCATAATACGGCGCGCTCGCCGCCAGCTTGGCGTACGCTTGAGCCCAAGCTTTCGGGCGGCGTGCTTCGCCACTTCGCAAGCTGACTAGCGACAAGGGGATGATCCAACCCGAGGAGTCCTAGGCCATCCGTCGCCATGGCGCGTTCGCGGTCGTCCGTGAACCGCGCCACCCTCGTACCAGTCTGATCGACAACCTCGAACAGCCCATCCGATGCCTTCCTAAGTGCCCAATCCTGCTCGGCCAGAGCAGCAGCCAAGAAGTCGTGGATGCGGCCCACACTGCCGGTGAGATCAGAAAACGGCCGGTAGTCCTCCAGGCTAAAGCCATCGAGGTCCTGGAAAAGCTCGAACACCACCTCCCTTGCCTCACTGGCATTTGCCAGTGCGGCGTCGAGCTCAACCTTGGTTCGCCGAAGCTCTGGGTCTGATAGCGCTGTCTGGTACAGCCTATCGTAATTCAGCCGCTCAGATAGCTGGCCCAGCACCTGCGCCCGTAAGTCCTCCGCGATATTGCCGGCCTCGTCCACTTTACCGAGCGCGCGCGCAATTTCGGTAAGCTTCTGATCAAGCATCAAGAAGATGCGTCCCTCGATCGTGTCCGACAGAATAAGATTGTAGACCTGTGCTGTATCGCGCTGGCCATAGCGATGGATGCGACCGATGCGCTGCTCCACATCCATCGGATTCCAGGGCAGATCGAAGTTGAACAGGACGCGGGCGAACTGGAGGTTGATGCCTTCCCGCCCCGCTGCGGTACAGACCAGAACGCGCGGGCCATCCTTCTGCCGAAACCGGCGTTCCGCCGCCAACTTCGCGCCGTGGTCACCGCCGCGGAGCACGGCGACACCTTGGCCCGGATACTCCGCCTCGATGTCGCGCGCGATCTGCTCGACGGTGCCGAGGTAGGTGGCAAAGATCACCACCTTCTCCTGTGGATTCTGTCGCCACAGCACGCCGAGGCCAGCCAACAGCTTCGCAATCTTGGTCTCGCGCGCCGCTGGGAAAGTCGCCAGCATCTCAGCGATGCGCAGCCGCTCCTCCGGCAGGTGGATCGACACCGCCAGGCTGGCGAGGTCTTCCGCAGACTGAGCCGCAGCTTCAGTCCCGTATGGATCGGAGACCTCCGCAAGCGCCTCCTCCTCATTGTCCAGACGACGCACCAGCCTGAGCTTCAAATCTGCCAGCACCTGGTCCACCTGACCACGGCCGACGTGATCCTGCGGCAGCCCGTATTCCTCGTGAATGAGCGCCCGTGCCTCCCCGTAAAGAGAGTCGCGTCCGTCGATATCGAGGGCGCGGTCGCGCAGCACCGCTTCATGGATCGTCAGCGCGAGCATGCGGCGACGCAGGGTTCGGCGCACGGCAGCAAAGCTCGACGCCGCAATCTTCTGGAAGATCGCCATCAGAAAGCCGAGCGCACGGCCCTTACCGCCCTGTCGCTTGGCCAGGTCAAAGCCATCCTGAAGGTAGCGCTGCAAAGCCTCGTAGAATTTTCGCTCGGCGTCGGACATCACGAAGGATTCGGTGTGCACCCAGCGCCGCGCAAAGAGCGGCGAGCCATCCGGTCGGCATGCATCCGCCTTGGTGCGCCGAAAGACCACGGTCGAAAGCCGGTGCCGCTGCGTCACCATCTCGTCCACGCTGCGGAACAACGTCGGATTCAAGAGCTGGATCAGCATCCAGAATGGGAAATGGTGCCCCTGATGCGGTGTGGCAGACAGCAGCAGCAGGTCTCGCGCGTGATCCTTCAGCGCCTCCGCCAGCTTGTAGTTTTCCGTGCGGCGGACACGCTTCCCTTCCTGGACCGCCGTCAAGTGATGCGCTTCATCGAAGACGACGAGGTCCCAGCGCGGGGCTTCCAGCAGGCGCTTCACGCGCGCAGGCCGCTTCAGCGTGTCGATGCTGGCGATGAGGCGGTGATGCTTGGCGAAGGCATTGGTCTTGCGATCGGTCACATCGCCTTCGCTGCCGAAGACCTCGAAATCCAGTCCGAAGACCTCATTCAATTCGCGGTGCCAGTTATTCACCAGGCCGGCGGGCACGACCATCAGGGCGCGCTCGAGCTCCCCACGGCTTGCCAGCTCGCGCAGGATCAGCGCGGTCTCGACGGTCTTGCCCAGGCCGACCTCATCGGCGATCAGGAAGCGGCGCGGGCTTGCTGTGGCCACGCGGTGGGTCAGCACCACCTGGTGCGGCAGCAGGTCAATCCGCGCAGAGGTCAGCGCGGCCGCACCTTCCATCAAGGGCAGCATATGCGCCTGCAAGGTCAGGCGGATGCTGCGCAATTGCTCCGGTGTGCCGGCGACATTGGCCAGTATGCGATCTGCCCGCGAGAGTGCAGGACGCAGCGCGGCCAGTGGCACCCGGCGCTCACCGGAGCCGAAGAAGACGCGGAGATAGCCATCCCGCGACGCCTCCAGCACCACGCCTTCGCCCAGCTCCGCATGCGACACCCGCACGCCGGGCAACATCTCAAGCGTTTCGCCCATCAGGAAAGCCGCGCCTGGTGTAGGCCTATCAGGCCGGGGCCTTCTTGTGCACCGCGCCAACCGGGCGGGGAGATGGCGCGCGCATCAGAGGCAGCGCCTGAGAATAGTAGCCGGCCGAGGGGCAGCTTGCTGTTGTCTATTGTCGTCCAAAGCCAGGCGTCGGTCGCTGGGTCACAAGTGACGCGCTGCTGGCCGCTTGGCAGCCATAGCACGAGGGCACGCTGCCCTTCATAAGCCTGCTGAAAGCCAAGAATGAGGTCGCGCAGGTCAGAAGCAAGCCAAGCCTCAGCCTCATCCTGTACCAGGCAATCCAGGGTCGCTTCCAACCCGGTTGCGACGAGCGTGCGGCCGCCATTGGCCGGCAGGTCTGCGGGCCAATCACCGCGCCAGCCGAAGAGTACACGCAGCGGCAGAATCTGACTGGGTTCGGCAAGGTCGCGCAGCGCGTCAGCCCCCCAGAGCAAAGTCAGACCGTTTCGTGCCCAGGGTTCGAAGATCGGCAACGCTTAACTCCCTCCGAACAGTGACATTTGGGTATTGGCCGGCTTCTTCGGCTGGGAATTCTGCCATGCATCGAAGCGCAGCTTGGCCAGTTTCGCAGCGTCACGAATAGTTTGATTGTGGCCGCGACGCTCAAACCACTCCAGCAGCGACCTCAAGGCCGGATGCGGCTTGAAGTTCGGATTGCGAAGCGTGTCGTTGACGTCTAGGCCGGTACCAGGGTGACAGGCGCCGATCAGCACCATGGCTTGGTCGTAATCACTATCGAGCTTTCGCTTCTGGCGCTTGTGCCAGGACTGCGCGATCTCAAGCGGTGAGGTCAGATGGAAAACCTTGGCCTTCTCCGAGCACCAGCCTCGCGCCTCAAATTCGTCTGGGCTACTGCCGGTGCCACGGAGGAATTTCTGCATCTGGTCGCGCTTCTGCTCGGCATTGTCGTTGAAGATGCGTAGAAATTGGCGCGTATAGGGTTCCGCCTCGACCGGCGGGATGTCAGCGGCGTTGCCGCCCTCATCGATGATCTGATTGATGCCAAGGATCGCTTCCTTGACGCTGATGGCTTCGCCTTCGTTCTTGAACACCTGGCCATAGTGGCGGGAGAAATACTCAAGCGCCTTACCGCGCTTAATGACAGCGAGATCGGCTGCTGGTAGCCCCTCTTTTGCGTGACTCTCCAGAAGATTTTGGAGTTGTCGTACATCCTCAAGTACTTCGCGGCGCATGCGTGCCCAAGAAACCGCGGTGGGAGCTTCTGTGCGCTTCCGGCAGACATGGATGATGTCGTACTCAATCTTCTTGCTACCGAATTCGCCCTCGCCCTTCGTTTCATCGGAGCGGATAGGATAGGTCGCCTCAAGATAAAAGCCGGCATCGAAGAGTGATTCGAGTACGGCGACCCATGGATCGTCCTCGCTATGATGGAAGGTAAATGCGAGTGTGCCGCCTGGCTTTAGAACACGATGCGCCTCGCGCCAGGCCTGCGTGAGCAGTCGCTGGTAGAAAGCATCAGCCTCTCCCGGTCCGGGTTGCCGCGCTGAGTTCGCAACCGCCTCAAGAGTTTTTGGCGTGTATTCAGGTGTGAACTCGAGAGGGTATGAATTTTTTAATGCTAGCCGAAGCCAGACATAAAAAAAGTCAGCCATCTCAGAGTACTGAAGCAGATTTCCGAAGGGCGGATCTGTAATAACTAAATCAAGATACGAAGTGCTTTCTTCTGTTAGATTCGTAGCCGATCCGACCGCCAGTCGAGGGATCGACATGGCATCGCCGGGCCAAACCTTCTCGCTCTTTCCTGTTGTCAGTTTAGCTAAAGCGGGATGTGTTCTAACTAGCTGCTGAACCACGACAGGCTCCCATGGAGCCTGTGCCCATTCAGCGCCCTCCAACACACTTCCTACGCAGGAGAGCCAATTGCCACGGCCAAGGGCACCAAATACCGAATTTTCTACAGGCGTAGACTTCGGATGAAAATTACTATTGCTTAGATGCGGTGAAAGCTTGTCGTATTCCCGATCCCATATACAAAACATATTTTGATTGCGCAAATACTGCTGGAATGCCCCAAGAACAAATTCTCTCGTATACGGCTCATGATTTCCAGTGCTCATGATGGATTTCAACAAAATTGAATGTACAAGAAGTTGGCGTGGATTAAACATCGTCCACCAGAATCGATAGCCATGTCCCTCTACGTCATGAGGTCCGATTTCCGCACCAATAGGTATCTCAGATCGCGGCCACCAATCCTTCAGGTCGGCGTCTTTACGGCGCTCCCACTCGATTGTCGCGGCATTCAGTCTATTCGCCGCCGCGTCGTCAAAGGCAACAAAGAAGCGCCCACCATAGGCCGAATCACTCTTGGCGAGCTGCGGCGAAAAACCCTGAACTGCATAGGCAGCAAACTGACCAGTTTTGCCAGTCTTCTTCACGGTCTCCATAACATCTTGAGAGGTTGAGCAAGCCTCACAGGCGAAGTGCCCTTTCTTTGAGCCTTTTGTTTTTGATGCTTCCCCTACTCTTACCTCTACCTTGGTGACAGGATGCTCAATAGTTTCGGGCCAATCTCGCTCGAGTTTCATTTCTCCAGTTTTTCGATCTCGTTTGAGGCGCTCTACCTTGCCTCTAAGCTCGATTAGGCAGCTTGTTTGCGCTCGGGCCGTGTTCCAAGCAGTAGTTGACTGTGCATCATCCTGTGCAGCGCCCCCAAATGGGATACCATTAGCATCCAGTCGGGGTGCTCCCGCGACCCATTGAGGATCAACGATCAACGCGAGATCAACCTTTTTGCGCTCACCCTTGCCGATTAGCTTAATCTGTTTGGCATGCCCGCAAGAGGGACACTTCACTCGTCCCGCTCGGTCCGGAACAGTGAAAGCGCGTTCTCCAGGTGCCAGCACAAGCGGCACATCGGGCGCCATGCGCGCTGCCTCGTCTTCAACATCAAAGGCTTGGCTGCATGCCTCACACATCTGTGGCCAGCGCTTCACCGTCAACGTCTTCACCGCCATGATGTTGCTGGATATGATCGGCGTGCGATGACCGCAGCCGGTCACCTGACAAGGCCCATGTTTGGCCCAGAAGGTGTAAATCGCCTCCGGGCCGGCATAGGAAAAGCCCTTCCGCTCATCCGGCGTCAGCGTCAGCGGGTCGAAGTCGTCGCCCATGACCTTGCCATCGGCCAGCCGTGTCCAGACTCCCTTCTCACCACCCGGACCTTCGCAGGCATAAAAGGGCATGATCTGCGGCTTTACCTCGGCCTCGACATCGGCCAGCAGCCGCTTCACCGCGTCAAGGTCGGGCTTGGCGAACTGCTGCTTCACGACGAACCAGGCTACTGGGTTCAGATCCACGCCAGACATCTCCATGCCCAGGCGCGATCCTTCCACCAGCGTGGTGCCGCCGCCCATGAAGATGTCCGCTACCTTAAGGTGCTGCAGCGCCCCCTTCTTCTGATGGTTGGCGTAGTAGGCATCCCACACCACCTTCGCCGCCTGGGCGGGGTCGTCCGGCGCCTTCATCGCGCTGGCCAGAAGCATGGCGCGGAACACCGAGGACCGCCGACGCGCCCACCACTTCGACATCTGGTAAATCGGCTTGCCGGCATTGCCTTCGATCTGCGCGATCTGATTGATCGCCAGGATCGGGAAATCCACCTCTATGCAGGTCTTCGGTCGATTGGGATCGGAGAAGTCCACCGTCTCCATCGTCATGGGGCGACCGGCACCAACCGCCTTCGCGATCTCCTGGGTAAGTCTATCCTTGGCGGAAACAGTGGCGCCTTCACGTGGCATTCGAAGCATCCTGAAGTCTGAGTTCAATGAAGGGCGACAAGGCTTCGAGCAGAGTCAGACCGCCATGGCTAAGGCTTGCATTGCCGCCCGGCACCGGCCATTTCCGCCGGCCGAGGGGCAGGCGTACCCGCGCCTGGCGGCCATCCACTGCCAGGGCAAGCGGTGGAGACCACGCGCCCGTCTCACCATCTGCGGCCGTACGGCCCCCACCAAACACGCCGCGAAGCCAAGCCTTTTGGTCGTCGTGGGTATCCTGAAAGCTTCCGATATGGGCGTAGCCATGATCGGATGTGACCAGCAGCCGCCGTCCCGTGGCGAGGCGGCGCATGAAGGCCCAGAAGGCAGCGTCGGCAAACGTCTCTTCGGCATTTTTGGCAAGCGCCTGAAAGCTGCTGCCGTTGTGGAAGCGCGTATCTGGCCATTCATGCCAGAACAGCCACCGGGGTTGTGCCTTCACGAGCGCAGCGCAATCCGCCCAAGGCAGGCCTGCCACCTCGGTGCTGGCTCCAGCGAGACGTAAACTGCCGGGCGGGTGGTTATTGGCGAGCGTGCCGCGGCTGCTGACTCCCAAAGCCTGAGCGAAGGCATTGGTGTCCCCTGGCAATTCCGCACCTGTCGTCGCTACGCTGACGACAGCAAAGCCATGAGCTGCAGCGCCCTGACGCAGCAAGGGAAGTTCGCGCAGCGATAATCCGTCGAGGATGAGGACCGCAGCGCCGAGGCCTGGAGGAACTGCACTCCACCACTCGACCAAGCGATCAGCCGTACGTGGCATTGCGGCACCGAACTCTGCCCAAAGATCCCAGCCAGCACCGGACATCCAGGCATCCAGTGCGCGCAAGCCCTCGTCGCGCAGCCTTGCGGCCGCATCGAGCGGCTTGCCCTCGCCGGCCGTATCGCAGACATGAAGCGCATGCTCCGCGATCGCAGCCCAGGCTTGCGCCGGTGTCGCTTGCTGGAGCTGGCGCAACAACGGAAGGGGCAGCGTCATGCTGAGCCGTCCTCGCGATCCAGCGCCAGGCCATAGATCATGCCATCCGGCAGTTTCTCCAGCAGCTTCTTGAGCTGAGCCCCGGTCGCGGCCTCGAGCGTGATGGTCACCAACTGAACCGGCGTGGCTGGTGTTATCGACCACATCTCAAGCTGGCCTGCGAGGTTGAGGCCTGATGTGGGCTTAGGTGCCTCCAACCGTATCTTTGGCTTTGGCGGTGTGGTGCTGCTGCCACCGAAGCTCTCGGCGCCACCGTTTCCAAAAATGTTCCCGGGTGGACCCTCGCCAACGCCGGGCGGCGGTGACGTCGTTCCGCCAGGGTTGCCGCCTGATAGCGGGGCAGTCCCAGTGCCGCCAGGTCCTGCCCCAGGCGACGGCTTTGCATCCGACGTGGCGCCATTGCTCGGGCCGGGTTGCGGAGCAGCGCCATGAGTGGCGGCGCCTGCGCCTGGCAGGCCAAGGATCACCTCCTCTAACTGCTTGCCATCCGGCAGCTTGCCGCGCAGGCGCGTGAAGGCGTCCTTGATCTCTTCGCCGGGCCGGCGTTCCAGGCGCTCCCGATCCTGCACGTTGATCGTGATCTTACCCTGCGCACAGACGGAGATGAGCTTCTCCTTCATTAGCGCGTCACCAAGCCAGGGGATGGTATCAGCCGGTGCTGGGCGGGGCTCCTTAAGCTCGTCGAGCACTTTCTTGACCGAAGCCGCCCCTTTAGCAGCTTCGATAGCGTAATCGGCGAAGGCTTCCGGCTCGAACAGGTCGGTGGCGATAACTTCGTCCATCGCCTTCGGAATCTCGCTTCCGCGGACCTTCAGCTTTTCCTCAGCGAAGCGAGACTTCGCGGGTGCTTGATTGTCCCAGGCCGCGAGAATCGCGAAGCGGTCGTAGCGATCCTTCAGCGCGTCCCGCAGCAGCTTCTGGTACTTGGTTCGGAGCTTGCCGTATTCGGGACCCTGGCCTTGCCATTCTGTCGCTTTGACGACGGCACGTGCGTGGAAGAGCAGTGTCGGGTCAGTAAACAAAGGCGGTGCATCAGCGCGCGGCAAAAGGAAGCGCACGGCATTCCGGCGCTGCTGGAGGTGATCCTTCAGCCATTGAGCCAGCCGCTCACTGAGGCGATCGGGCGTTTCCGGTAGCACGAGGATTGGGATGCGGTTGTCCCACA